TAGTGAATTTACGGATGAAGATATCAACACTTTAAAAAGATTAAGACTATCAATACCATATTATGAACCTGGTGAATATCACATAGGTAATATGTTAATACAAATAAAAAAGGAGCTTTAAAAGCTCCTTTCTTTTTATTTCTTAATCAACTTAAATAATACCAGGTATTTGTCTTTTGTTTTCCCAGCATCTTTTAGATCTTCTTTAGTAATTTCAGGATATTCTATTTCAATTTCTTGATTTAAAAGTGTACCATATTCTTTATCGAATTCAAGATACTTTGGATTAATAACGGTTCCGGTTACATTACCTTCTTCGTCTTTAACTTCATTTCTCATTTTAACCATGATACCACCATTAGCATCCTCTTCGCCGTGTTTCTTAATCAAATCATCTCTTAATGCTTCAACTTTACTTCTCTCACTTTTAAGTGTTGTTGAGAAATCGCTTAGTTCATATTTTAAAATGATTGATAGATTTTGCTTAGCAAATCCCTCATAAATCTGTTCACCAGACTGTGGGTCAACATAACCATTTATTTCACTTTCTAATTGTAGAACGTCACCTAGTTTTAATGTAATTTTGTCCATAAATTTAAATTATCTTTTATAATATATATGTTATTTTTAGAAAAGTAAACACTAAATTATTGTCAAAAGTGCATAAGTTATCATAATTGAGATCCACACAATTAACGCTTTTAAATAGGTCATAAATCCGGTATGGAAATACCTTTGACCAATAGGTAAACACTTATGTGACGGTGAGATCAAATATGCTGAGTATTCTAATGTGAAGAACAGAACAAAATACTGCATACCAAACACACTTGTTAATAAGCTAACGATACTAGCATACTTTGCTGACGACCCTAACATAAATGATGATAGGAAAGATATAACAGAAACCACTAGAATATATTCTGGTTTACTATATTGTTTGATATATGATTCTATCACACCATAGTAAGAACCAACAAGGTTACCTAGAATGATCACTAATGCAACGATCCATATCAATTCCCAGTCAATATAACCCATTAGTTTATACCAACTTTTAGAATAATATACTAACCATAGTGTAAACCCTGTAAAGAAACCAAAATAATATTCAGTAAGAAATACACACATTAGTATAGTAACCAAGAACGGTATAACCACCATAGTAATGTTTTGCATATTAATTGGTTCGTCTTTAACTTCAATATCAATCTCATCATCATTTAATGATAAAATATAATATGTCACATACAACACAGATATTAGAAGTAACGGCCAGATATATGACATGAATTGCATATAAGTTAAACTTAACACCGCCATTGGAATGATAACAGTTTTCTCTAATGGAGACCACAGATAATAATGGTGTGTTGCTAGATAATCAATGATCCCAAACTTCTTACGTTTCTTATTATCGACAGGTGCAATACTGTTTAACATTGACGCCGATAATGCAACGCGCCCAGGGATAGGTAAGATACCACCAAATAGTGACACTAGGAATACCACCATTTTTTTAGACTTAACTTTTTGTTCAAGTAGTCTGAAAATGTCCATAAGGTATCCTCTTTCTTTGAGAATACCTGTTACGAACATAATGAATATTAAATAGACAAGGAACTCTTGTCCTTTGATTAGAATTGACATAATTAAAAATTATATTTAAGGTTTAAATTAATACTTCTTGTTGGTAAATCAACTGACGATCCCCAGACTCTACTAGCATCATTAAATAAGTTATAAAACAACATTGTGTATTCTAAATTTTTATACTTTGTGGTGTATCCAACGTTCACCAATCTCACACCTTTATTGTGTAAAAATTGTCGAACATCATTTCTATCTGCAAATGATAAAGATTGATCAATTGGTTGATATCTACCTTCCACCCATAGCTTATTATAATTTAGTTTGATGTAGCCAAAATATGGTACTGTTTTATCAACTGGTTCTGTTGTGGTTCCTGTTAATCTTTTAACACCATAAACATATTCTGCTCTAGCATTCACACCTAATTTAGTTCCAAACAAACTATCATTAAAATAACCTAACGTTGCACCGTTTACCGAAACGCCACCAATGTTATCTGTCCTAAAGACGTTTGTCGATAGTACGGTTACATTAAATGCTTCATCTAATTCTTTAAAGTAAACGTCTAAATATAAATTACTTCTTTTATAACCAAATCGATATGTTTGACCTCTCTCTTGTATTAAATCCGGGTTTGGTAATTGTGTACCTCTACCATTTGTCATTGCTTGTTTAATCATCAAATAACTTGGTGCGTTTAAGCTATTGTCATAACTTGCAAATAGACCTTTGTATCCAACAATTGCTGAATATTCAAAACCATTAAATGGATCAATATCAGTTATTTGAACATTCTTTAATCCTAAACTTGTGTAAACTTTTACTTTATAAATTTCATTAATCCAACGAATACCATGCTTTGTTGTTTTATAATCATCGTTTGATACCCCGCCAACTAAACCATTTTCATATCTTATTTTTTCGATTGTGTTTGTTGAATATATACTAAATGAATGTGGTAATTGATATTCAAGATTTGCGGTATATGCGTCTAGGCGACTAGCAACTTTTTTTGTCCCATCTAAAATATCTTCCGCACTATTTTGATATGCAAGATTTACACGTAGTCTGTTTAAATTCATCTCATGATTAACAAACAAATATCTTTGTAGTTCCCACGTATAAACCGCCGGTCTTTGATAACCAGAACTTCTGAAACCACCGTTCCATCTATCTGTTCTTTCTAAATCATTTGATTGTGAAAAAATTAAAGTTGTTTTTTGTGTTGAAGACCAGTTGGCTTCAGACACCAATGCTTTTTGGTTGTAAGCACTGTGTTGAAATGTACTATCTGGAGATATAACATTACCATAATCGATGTTGTTAAAACCAATACCAAATTTCTTACCTTTATAAGATGCTGATTGGCTAAATCCATCCGTACCACCCACATAATTTAATCCAACATGTGATGATTGTACACCAACCTTTCTTTCGATTGTTCCACCAATATTACCACCATCTGTAATAGAAATTAACTTTGTAAATTCTAGTGGAACCCATCCAAAATATTGATTTGGTCCAGTTCTAAATAAACCGTTATTAACCCTAATACCATTAATTGATTGGTCAACTTGATTACCAGTAAACGCACCAACATATGGACTTAATTGTCCCGGACTTGTTTCTTGAATGCGTGCAGAGTTCAAATATACTTTCGGATTTTTTATTACTTGTTGCACCTGATAGTTGGTGCCACCAACAACAACAACTTCTTTTAATTCTATTGAAGCTGTGTCTTTTTGAGTTGTACTGTTACCTTTTTGTCCAAATGACATAGTGGTAGTAAACAATAGTGCTAACATTAGCGATAGCATTGTGATTGTTTTTCTCATTTTGTTTTTGTTTAAGAAAAGTTTATAAAATTGCGGGGAGGAAGAGATTCGGACTCTCGATTGAATGTTAAGTCCAATAGCAGCTTCGGAGGCTGTCGGTTTAAACCACTCACCCACCTCCCCTTACAATATATTATAATATAAACAAAAAATATCAGATAATCAACTACCTCTCAATTAAAAATATTCCAAGACCATTCCAAAAATCATTACTATCTTCGCCGGATGTGTATAATTGTATTGAGTGTTTTATAAATAAGTTATTATCCTCAACAAATTTTTCAAACGACCCATTATCCCAATTCCAGTCATCCATAATAAGAATTGTTTCATTGGAAAATATCGGTAACATATTTGTTAACGCAACGTACTGGTCATGAAATTTTGTTTCTCCATCATAAAAAATGATATCAACATTTGGTAATGTTTTGAAATCGAAAGTTTGATAGTCTGTTTTATAAACCGATGTCTTATCCACATTACCAAACCTTTTAACATTGCTTATAAATTCTTCTTGTGGTAATATATCAATATTATGTTTATAATAGTTGCCAATTTTTTGACTAACTCCCTTAGGTGTTAGATTTGGTGACATAAAGTTATCAACACCTATTGAGTGGATGTCATTACCATAGATAGCAGAACAAAAAGTAGCTCCTCGAAAAACACCAATCTCAAGATATGTTGCACCATCAATATTACAAATGTTATTTAAAAAACATCTAACTTTATTACTGGTTATCCCATGAATATCTAAAATATCTTGAGTTAGTTTTGATACCTCAAGTTTACCCCATTCAATCGAGTCATCAATATGTTTAATTAAGTCCATGCGATTTCTTTTTATGGTCAGCAACGATGTCGCAATAATTACAATCCCAACATTGGAATTTACATTTCTTTATTTTATTTCTCCATCCCTTCAATTCATCATATGGTATACCGTCCAAATATGTTTCAGAGGTCTTGGAGAGTACTTCACTATTTGCAACATAGGAGTCAACAATTTCAATTGTTTCATCTAATCTATTAAAACTATCTCTACCGTGCATTTTGAATACGTCAATGTACTCCAATAATTCATCAAACTCTTCTTTAAATGGTGGTATTGTGGCCGCTTTAAAAAAGAATGCATTGATTTCTTTTTCCCATTTGTATTCACATGTTACTTTGGATATCTCATGATGAAAATATGGTAGTTCATTAGGTTGTCTAAGGTTGTTATATGAATAGTGTTCATCCATAACTGGACATCTACCTAAACAACCTTCATTAACAAGTAATGATAGTTTTACATATCTACCTTTCTCTTCTTGATATTTTAATTGTGCTTTCTTAATGTTTTTTAATTCTTCAACATCTCTCATTAAAATTCTATCGAGATTAATATAATCAAATCCTTGATCTGCATTATACCAAAAGTCTTGTCCTGTTGCAACTTTTCTTAATATGGTATTTTTAATTTCCATCTCAGGAAAATGTTTCTTCAATCCCATTGCAACCCAATGACCATGTGGAATAGTTATACACCTTAAACCCTTTTCATATAATGGTTTTAAATTGTCAACAAACAATTTGTAATTTTCGTACTTGGGTGAAACATTAATATTATTGAATGTGGCGCTTATTTTAATACCTAACGCCTTTTGTATTATCATTGCGTTTTCAAATATAACATCTCTGTCTTCTTCTCTAAACACCGCACCCATCGCATCCTGAGTGAATGGTGGTATTCTACACGTAAAATAAATGTCATAAATCCAATCTTTATTTCTTTCTAAGAATGGGTAAAATTTATTTACGAACATATCCTCCGTTAACATCGGATTAAACGGTATTGAAAATATTTTATTTGTCATTTGGTTCCTTCTAAACAACCGCCACAAATTCCATTACATTCTGTCTTGTAAAAAACACAATCTAAACATCCTTGCGGTATTGAATAATTTTTATGGTTTTCTATATAAAGTTTATCGAATTCTTCTCTAAGACCTAATATACCATTTTCTCCTGATATTTCCAAAACATTATTAATCTTTACTTTATCTTCTAATGGATAACAATGAATAGAACTACCATCTGGAAATATGTCTAATGGCATAAACCCACAAATTGTTTCATACTCGGGGATTTTAAATGTAGCAAAATTTAATGAGTTTTCCATTACCGCACCTTTTGTTTTACCCTCCCAAAGACATGGTGGAACTTGACAATCTGATGTTATTTTAATCTCATTATAACGTCCAAATTTAAGTATTTTGGTCATCTCAACACCCATCTCTTTATTGTTGATAAGATACGTTCCAGTAAGATCTAAACCTAGTCTTATGGCGTTTATGTTACCATCTAACTCGTGGTATAACCATTTGATGTAATCATAAAAATTTCTATCTTTCCAATCACTTGACATTGTTAATGCCAAATATAATCTTGGGTGGTTATCGAATCCCCATGTGTTAGCATAAGCCTTATAGATTTCCAAATAGTTCTTTTTAAAAACAACCATTCGGTTTTTCTCATTAAGTTCTGCGGCGTTAGGGAAAGTCCATCTAATGTTTTTAATATTATCTACAATATAATCTCTAGTTGTTTTACCAAAAAGAAAATTACTAACAAGAATTACTTTATAACCCCTGGAAAAGATATAATCCATTATTCCAATAAAATTAGAATGTTGTGTTGGTTCACCTCCAAGTATCGTGATTTCTTCGTTGTTATTATTTAGACGATAATGGTCGATAATTTTATCAACCATTTCTATATCCATTTCTCCGAGTGTGTGTTTTAGTCTTGCGTCTTCTTTTGTGAAACAAAATGAACAACCTTTTGCGCACGTCCCGTTAATAGCTAAATTCATTAAAAATCCATTTTCAATGTGAGAGGTGTTGTTGGAATGTTTTCATCTTCCCTTTGTTGTTTGCTCAATGCAACACCAAATTTTTCGTGCTTAAGTCTGTGGCAATCTGCGATGTTTACACACGCCTTAATTCTTTCTTCTAATAGTTGTTGCTCTAATAATAGATTAGCCAGTTTAGTATTATACGCTGTTACATTATTAATGATTTTTTGTACAAATACTGATTTTTCAATATTTCTACCAGCACATAAAATATCAATGATTGGTGTTTGATAATCTTCATCAGCAGTCCAACCAAACGCTTCTCTTTTTTGCTCTTCCCAAGTGTCTTTCTCCAATATAGAAGCATCAACCATAAGCTCTTTGTATCTTTCAGAAAATCTATCTGCAACTACTTTTCTCATCGCGGCTTTATTAAATGCGACGCCGGCCGCTTTGTCTTCGTCAGTAAGAAAATGTTTTACTTTTTCCGCTTCTGTTTCACTGGATTCTGCCAACTGTGGAATTTCATCCATGATATTTGAATTTGTTCTAACACTAATATAATCTTTATATATGTCAGCAAAAACAAATCCTTTAGCAACCTCTTCTGGTATAACTATTGCACCAAGTTTATTCAATTCAACTCTCATGTCGTTATACTCATCAGCTATTCTACCATAATTGTAATTTAAATACATTCCAACTACATGTATATAACCTGGAACATTACCTTGTACTTTAAAAAGAATATGTGTCATTATAATAATTTTTCTGTTTCTATTTTATTTGGTTCTGTTAATTTCAATTGATTCTTTAACGACTCTTCAATTGAGAAATTATCTGTTGTAGCTTGTGACATTAATTGATTTATATTTTTATCAATAGAAATCGTGTATGCTGAAGCCAAAGTTAAAACTTGTTTTTGTTGTTCAGGGTCCATCATAAGAATTGAATCTAAGTTACCTGTACCAATTCTACCATATGAAATCATATCCAACATTGCTTGTTTAGCCATACGAACAGTCCAATATTCGTGCTCATATTTTTCTTCCAATTCTGGATTACCAAAAACATCAATTAATTTGGTACCATCGGGTAAGGTGGCATCATCTGATTCCAAATATTCCTTAATTAAATCAATAAACCCCTGTCTTTCTCTATACGCATCTTTAAGATTTCTATTAAATTTTCTTAAATCAATACGTTTATCTGCAATGGTTAAATCAACCATTTCTTTTCTTTTGGTGTCGGTAATAAATTCTTTACTTTCTTCGTCCATTTGAATTTCAAGTTCGGCCTTTCTTACTGTATATTCCAAATGTTCAACAGCATCTTCTCTACCTCTTAATTCCAATAACCATTGTTTTAATCTCGCATATGGAGTTATTTGTGCACCCCCAACGAAATTATATGCCTTATATTTCGGTAATGCAAATGACATGCTTTCAGATATTTGCATTAGTTTTTCATCAAATGGGTTATTGATAAAATTAGACCTGTCGTATTTGTAACCTTGTTCCATAATTAATTGTTTTTATACAATATAGTGAAAAATATTCATAAAGTCAAATGTTATCTCCAACCACAATGTCCGGATGATGTTCCGGCATTTACCACTGGAGCTAATCCGGTAACCGCATTTGATCCAGTGTCGGTTGCATATATTAATTGCCAACTAGTGTTATTTTGACCCGTTCCATCGTAATTACCTAACATATACTGCCAATCTTGTCCTAATGCTAAGTTTTCTTCTCCACAGTTTTGGTGTGGTTTAGCTACGTTACCAAGATTCGTATCTGTGGAGTTACTCCACCTTCTTAGGTTATAACCACCATTATATGATCCCTCGTTACCGCAATATCCCTTACCGACTTTAGATGGTACACCTTTTTGTTGTGCGTGTGCGCCCCATTGTGTTGAGGAACTTGGTGTTTCATTTGAAAAATTAAATTTTATACCCGCAGATGTTGTCCACGCATATCCAAAACTTTCATCATAAAATGCACCGGCACCATCGTTACCGCTTATTGACGTTACACCAAATCCACTTACATAACTTTCGTTAGATAGGTTAAATTTTTCAATTGTTGTTGATCCACCCGAAATTAAATAGGCAAACTCCGTTTCTTTTTGCATAGTTGCAACGTCACTTCTAGCAATACCTGTGTTAAATTTAGCTTGATGAGCATAGTTTGTATCATTAAACATATTGATTGCCGATGTCCGAGTTCCATGAATACTATCCGGCCCTTTCCATGCTCCATCGTCATTTACTGACCAAATAAACAATATTGTTTTATTACATGCTCCCGATGTATAAGATACTGGATAATCTAATAATTCACCAACGTGAGTTGTTTGACTTGTTGAGTTGGTTGTTTTATGAACGTTTCTCCAAGGTGATGAATCTTTATATCCACCAGCCAAATAGGTATATGATAAAACTTGTCTATATTTAAATGCTATTGGAATGGTTTCTTGTGCCGCAATTCTCTCCCATCCGTTATCAATATTTGATACTCCAGTATATAACATTAAGAAACTACCACTAGTGGATTCTTCCAAATATAAAGAACCAGATAATGGTGAACCAGGTCTGCTTGCTCTAACACCTCTAGGTGGTCTATTAACCACCCTATCTGATGTTAAACTACCACTAACTTCTAAATTTTCGTATATCATAATTTAATTATTTTTATGCTCTCCATCCACAATGTCCAGATGATGTTCCAGCGTTTACACCGGGGTTTAATCCACTTACACTAGTTGTTCCTGTGTCTGTTGTGTAGCTAAATTTCCAACTTGTATTATTTTGTGCTCCATCATAATTACCTAACATATATTGATGGTCTTGACCCAATGTGAAATTTTCTTCTCCGCAGTTAGGGTGCGGTTTTGAAACGTTACCAATGTTAGTATCATTGGCGTTGCTCCATCGTCTAAGGTTGTATCCACCATTATAAGAACCTTCATTTCCAGCGTAACCTTTTCCAACTTTTGAACTAATTCCTTTTTGTTGTGAGTGTGCACCCCATTGTGTAGAAGATGCAATTGTTTCTGTTGCAAAACTCATTTTAATACCTGCCGAAGATGTCCAACCATATCCAAAGTTTTCATCAGAAAATGCAGAACCTCCATCGCCACCATCGATTGTTGATAAATGAAAACCAGTTGATATTGTTTCCGTGCTTAAATCAAATCTTTCGACGGTAGCACTACCACCAGTAAACATATATGCCACTTCTGTCTCTTTATGCATGGTTCCTAAATCACTTCTAGCAGTGGTAATATTAAACTTGGTTTGATGTGTATATTTTGTATCATTAGCCATGTTAATTGCTGAAGTTCTAACACTATCTACACTACTAGGCCCTTTAAATGCGTTATCTGTATTAACAGACCAAACAAAAAAGATATATCTGCTACAAGCCCCTGATGTATATGATGCTGGGTAATCTAATAATTCTCCAATGTGAGTTGTCTGATCAGTAGAGTTAATTGTTTTGTGAACATTTTTCCAAGGGGAGGAATCTTTGTATCCACCCGCAAGAAAAGATGTGCTTATTATCTGTCTGAATTTAAATCCAACATTAGCATTTACTTGTGACGATACTCTAACCCAACCACTATCATTGTTACTAACACCAACATAAACCATTAAAAAACTACCACTAGTGGCTTGTTCTAAATATAAAGAACCTGTTTGTGGACTACCTGGTCTATTTGCCCGTGACCCAACTGGTGATTTTATTACACCTTGTGCTTTTAAGGACCCACTAATTTCAATATTTTCGTGTAGCATATCTTATAAATATAATTTTTATGTTCTCCATCCACAATGTCCAGATGATGTTCCATCATTTACTCCTGGTGGTAGACCAGACGGATTAACAGTCCCACTATCGGTAGCATAAACAAATTTCCAACTAGTATTTACCTGTGCACCGTCATAACAACCTAACATATATTGATGATCTTGTCCCAATGTAAAATTTTCTTCTCCGCAGTTAGGGTGCGGTTTTGAAACGTTACCTAAATTAGTTTCAGTAAAAACATTCCATCTTCTTAAATTATAACCTCCGTTATATGTTCCTTCATTTCCCGCATAACCTTTACCCACCTTTGAACTAATACCTTTTTGTTGACCGCTCGCACCCCACTGTTGATTATTTGTGAATGTATCATTTGCGAAGAATAGTTTTGTGCCACTTTGTTGTGTCCATCCATAACCATAATTCTCATCTGAAAATCCTGATGCACCAGAAGGACCACTACCTGTAATTGATGTTTCCATTGCAGTTAAAGTGTACGGTCCACCATAGTACACACTATACATCGTTTCATTTGTTAAATTAAATTTCTCAACAGCAGCCACACCAGCACCGAATATCCACGCAAACTCTGTTTCTTGATGTAAAGTACCGCAGTCATCTCTTGCATTTGCTAAATCCCATTTTGATTGGTGAGCATATGCGGTTTCATTAACCATGTGTACACCACTAGTCCATGTTGAATGAATAGTACTATCTCCTTTAAATGTACCATCTGTGTTTGTTGACCATAGAAATAAAATACTTTTACTGCAAGCACCAGATGTATATGATGCTGGGTAATCTAATAGTTCACCTAGGTGAACCGTTTGGTCTGTTGAATTTGTTGTTCTATGAACATTCTTCCATGGTGATGCGGATTTATAACCACCAGCTAAGTATGAGTAATTAATAACCTGTCTATACTTGAATCCTGTTCTATCTGTATTTTGTGAACCAACTGGTTCCCAACCACCATCATAATTCGACGATGCCGTATATGTAACCACAAAACTACCACTAGTAGATTCTTCCAAATATAATGACCCAATATCAGGACTAGATGGTCTATTCGCCCTCGGTCCTCTAGGTATGATATATTGTCCACTTACATTTAATGAACCACTTACTTCAACATTCTCTCTTAACATATTCTATAATATACGTATTTTATCTTACAACTACAACCCTACCTGACCTAGAAGATGCAAAAGTTATTGTAACAACACTTGTACTTGTTGTAACGATTGATGATGGCCAGAACATATTATCTGAACTGTCATAAACAAATACTGCCACGTCTTTTGTTCCTAAACTATGTGTAACTGTTACTGATGATACACTACTGAATGTTGTTGAATATGATGAGTTAGCTGAAGTTTTTACTAAACTACCTGCAGAGTATATTGCACCAGCGGTACTAAATAAACCATCTGATGAACGTAATTCCGCCACAACGGTTGGTGATGTACTTGTGGTACCTCCTTTTTCGAATATCCAACCATACGTATTTGCATCTTCAACAAAGAAACGACGAGCCCATGATGTTACATATGTTCCCGTTGATGCTGTTATATTACCTGTTGGTCCCGTACTTGTTGCTCCACCATTAGCCATATAGTCACACCAAGCCGTGTATGTACCAAAACTATACCAACTTAGACCATGTGCGGTATTTGCATTCCGTTCAAATGCAATTCTGGGTGTTGTTACTCTAGCAAATGTTACATTTGATGATGTTGCCACGGCTTGCCCAATTGAAACTGTTACCGAACCTGTTGTGGTATCAACACTTACACCCGTTCCCTGATTAACTGCCGTTACTTTTGCTGCGGTGTATGTTGTTGAAATTGAACTACCGTTCCATGTACCTGTTGAGATGGTACCTAATGTTGTTACAGAAGTGCTACCAGCCGCAGGTGCAAAATCACCCGTTGCACTATTTGCCGCTGTACCAAATGTTCTATATGCTAAAACATCAGTACCAATTGCCAACCCTAAATTTGTTCTTGCTGTTGCTGCGGTTGTTGCTCCCGTTCCGCCATTAGCAATTGCAATTGTGGTACCGTTCCATGTACCACTTGTGATTGTACCGACTGTGGTTATCGCTAACGCATTTACTCTCGCTAAAGTTTCATCACCAGTATTTGTTCCTGAAGATGTACCACTATGTGTTCCGCTAAAGTTCGCGGCGGTCATATTATAAGCAAATGTTGCAACACCTGTCGTTTGGTTTAGTGTCAACACATCAGCACCAAGTGATTCACTATAACATATATAATTGTTTGATGTTAAATTTTCTCTTAATCCAATAAACCATCTGGAAGATGCGCCTGTTTGGTAGTATATACCAACATAATTTGATGTTGAGGGTCTATTTAAATTTAATCCACCTGTTGAAAAGTTAATTGTTATTGCATTACTTGTAGAAGCCCCCCTAGTGGTAACGGTAGATAATGTCTCACTTGTTGCGTTACCATCAATTGAAACTCCTGTTAAGGTTTGCGATGCAGATGCTCTACCAAGTGATATTGACGTTGTACCAATATTAAATGATGAGTTTGCTAAATATGCATTTGCAATTGCCGTTCCATTCCATACACCCGTTGTAATTGTACCTACAGTTGCTAAGTTAGCTAACGATGTTAAACTTGTATTTGAACTTGCCGTTATATTGGCAGCAGTTCCAGTTGTGTTTTGATTAAAAGTTGGTACTGATGCAGTAACCGTTGTGGCATCTGCTAATGTGATTGTTACAGTTGAACTTGTGAATCCTAATGTTGATATTCTTTTGTTGTATGCTGTGTTCCAGTTTGTCGCCGAACTGATATATGCGTCTCCAATTGCAGTACCATTCCAAGTACCGCCTGTAATTGTTCCAATCGTATTAAGATTTGATAGTGATGTTAAACTTGTATTTGATGTTGCGGTTATATTAGTTGCATTTCCTTGTAATGAACCCGTAAATGCTGTTGATGTTACAGATACTAATCCAACAAGTGATGTTGACGTTCCACCCAACGTTGTTGATGTGGAACCAATTGTAATTGTTTTATTAAGTCCTAATTGTGATCCGTCTATTTGTGATGAACCACTGACAACACCATCAGCATTTAATTTTGATTTAACACCCGTTGTAAATGTTGCTGATGATGTATCAATTGCAATATCATCTGCGTTTACTGTTATACCATTACCAGCACCCACATTAATTGTCCGTGTAGATGATATATCTCCACCACCAGTTAAACCACTACCCGCAGTAATTGAAACGGTTGTGTGGTCTATGTGTTGATTTGCAACATAATTTGTTGTTGCGTTGTGGTTTACTTGAACGGAACCACTTAAAACACCATCACTATTTAATTTTGATTTAATGGTTGTGTTAATAGATGAAGTAAATGAATTCAATGAACCAGTACTTGATTCAACATTACCTATTCTTGTGACAGCATTATTAAATTCTGTTTCTCTAACTAATCTTTGTTCTGAACCTAATTGACCTGCTATCCAATAATCATTTGTTCCATCCCATAATAATGAACCTGAAAGTTGGCTTACACCGGTGGTATCTTTTATTCTTAGACCAGCATTGGCCGCTCCAGCTCCATTAAGATTAATTAAATTGTTATCAACATCTAATGTTGATGTATTAACGTTTGTTGTTGTCCCTTTAACCAATAAGTTACCTCTAACGGTT